TGTCGCGCGTGCGCGCGCGGGCGGGGGGGGCCCGCCGGGCGCCCCGCCCCGGTGGGTGGCGGTCGCGGGGTCGCCCTGTGGCTTCACTACCCAGCGTTTTTCTATAGGCATACGAATTGTTATTTATATATTTTAACATTTAATTTCCAATTATCGTTATTGCGTCTTTATATCGTTTCGGCGCTGTCCGCCGCTGTCGCCGCCGCCTGTGGCGTCGTTTAAAAATCTCCGCTCCGGCCCTCCTTCAGGGTGGGAGATGAGTGAGATGCCAGACCCTTTTGCCGGCCGTCTTTCACGAACCGCTCGTTATTTCACACTGCAAGGCTGTGGCCAATTCCCTGATGACCAGCTGTTTTACCTCCTGCATCGACGGCTGCGACCCCGTTTCGGCGGCGATCGACGTGACGCCCCGGTCGGTGAATCCGCAGGGGTTGATGCGCGAGAACCACTCAAGGTCGGTCGTCACGTTCAGTGCGAACCCGTGCATGGTGACATAACGCGACGAACGGACTCCTATTGCGCAGATCTTGCGCGGCCGCGCCTTTCCGGGGTCGATCCAGGCCCCCGAGGCTCCGGCGATGCGTCCCGCCGCGATGCCGTATTCCGCGACCGTGCGGATCACGGCCTCCTCCAGCGCTTCGATATACTCCCGCAGGCCGATGCCGATACGCTCCAGGTCGAGGATCGGATAGCATACCAGCTGCCCGGGGCCGTGGAAGGTGATGTCGCCGCCGCGGTCGATGTGAAAGAACTGTGCGCCCATCGCTTCGAGCGCTTCCTGATTGACGAGCAGGTTTTCGGCATGCCCGCTCTTGCCCAGCGTGTAAACCGGCGGATGCTCCACCAGCAGGACCGTGCCCGCATCGTCCGCGCCGTCTGCGCCCGGGACCGGAATGGGACCGGTGCGCTTTCGGGCTACCCCGGCGTCGAACAGCTCCTGCTGCAAATCCCAGCAGGTTTTGTAGTCCATGCGTCCGAGGTCCCGGCAGTAGGCTTTCATCGCTACAAACTTTTTACGCTTCGCAGGGCTTCTTCGGCCATGTACGACGAGCGGACCAGAGGTGCGCTCGCGCAGTAGCTGAAACCCATTTCCAGCGCCCGGAGTCTGTACCATTCGAATTTTTCGGGAGTGATGTACGCCGCAACGGGGTAGTGCTCCAGAGTGGGCCGAAGGTACTGACCGAGTGTCACAATCCGCACGCCTGCGTCGCGCAGGTCGTGCAAGGTTTGCAAAACTTCATCATCGCTCTCGCCAAGTCCGACCATCAGTCCGCTTTTCGTTACGACGCCCTGCCTGTTCAGACAGCGCAGGGTCTCCAGGCTCGTACGGTACTTGGCTCTGGAGCGCACCACGGGGGTCAGTCGCTCGACGGTTTCGATGTTGTGCCCGATGATGTCGGGCTTCGACGCGACGATCACCTCCAGCAGGTCGGGCCGTGCGTCCAAATCGGGAATAAGAAGCTCAATTACGGCGTCGGGGTTCTGTGTGCGGATGGCCTCCACGGTTGCGGCCCAATGGGCTGCTCCGCCGTCGGGGAGGTCGTCGCGCGTCACGGAAGTTACGACGACATACCGCAGTTTCATCAGTGCGACGCTTTCGGCCACCTGTCGTGGCTCCTCGGCGTCGGGAGCAAGGGGACGGCCCGTTTTGGTTGCGCAGAAACGGCAGCCCCGAGTGCAGATGTCTCCCAGAATCATGAATGTCGCTGTCCTCCGGCTCCAGCATTCGGCCTGGTTGGGACACCTGCCGCTGCTGCAAATCGTGTGCAGATTGTGCTTTTCGACGATCTGCCGCACTTCGCCCCATTCGGGAGTGCGGTGGAGTCGGATTTTCAGCCATTCGGGTTTTTTCAGTACATCTACCTTGTCATAAAACTTCGGCATTTAAGTTCATTATTTTCCAATTGATGCAAAAATAAGAAAAAATAATTGAAAAACCCCGTGAAAAAGCCAATTATTGTTCCGATGCGGGGTCTGGGTGCGCCGGAGGGGATGCGGATTTTTTTGGAGGAAGCCGAAATTTGCCTTATATTTGTCCCCGCAACGGTTATCTCCGGCATGACCCGGGCCGTTTGTCCGGAAATTATGTGATTCTTTTACCTGCATATCATTCGCACATTTGAAAATCGGCAGTCTGTCGAAGACCGCATCGACGGGGATATTACGCCCTGTTGCGTTCTTTGATTCGCTTCGGCAGGCTCCGGCGTTTGTCTAATTTCAAAATGTGCTTTTATGAAAACAATGCAAACCGGCAAGGCGAATTACCGCCTTGCAGCCCGCCTGCGCGGAAACGAACTGTTGTTGGATGCGGATCTTCGCAAAGCCGTGGAGGAGGAACACCTCCGGGCCGTCCGCAGGGCGGAGGGGCTGAAATGCTGCGCCGACCGGCGCGCCTTTGCCGAAAGCGTGGAGTGGGAGCGGCTCGGCGATTTCTTTCTCCGCGTCGGGTCGCGCCCGTCGGCCGTGCGGGCTTACCGGGACGCGGCGCTCGCCTGCCTCGACGGCGACTATTACGACCACGGGACCGAGATGCTTCCCTGCCGGTTCCTGCGGCTTCGCTTTCTGCGGATGGCCGAAACGGCGACGGCCTGCTGCGCGGGCGACGCACGGCTGCGCGCCATGCTGGCGGATGATCCGCTGTTCCGGGAAGGATACCCTCTGCTGAAAGCCGGAGTTTAGCGTGCGCCCGCCTGAAAGGCGGGTTGTCGGGTGCGGAGCCTTGCCGCTGATGGTCCGGCTCTGCGCCCGCCCGCAAAAAAGAGCGCCCGCCCGCAAACACGCAAAAGAAAAGAGGTCGGACACCTGCCGGTATCGGACCTCTCTGGTTAGGTTAGTTAGGTTAATGAGAGTGGGAGAATCCCACGTTTGTTACACAAAGGTAATTGAAATTTATGAAACTCCAAATGTTTTGTAACATTTTTCTAAAACCTAACGTAATTTTGTTTATAGATTATAATTAAAATTTTTAAAATGCCTGCGTGTTTATAAGTTTTTGATTAAAGCGCCTCGCGTATTTCCGCAGCTTCCGCCGTTTCGTTGAGAGCGGGTTCCGGGACCAGCGACGTGAGGTGCTTGTGCCGGTAGGTGGCGGGCGTCATCTGATACTCCTTCTTGAAGAGTTTGATGAAATGCGATGTGTTGGGGAACGTGCATTCGTTGCCGATTTCGGAGATGGATTTCGAGGTCGAGATCAGCAGCAGGCGCGAGTGCATCAGCCGCTGGCGGATGTACCACTTGTGGGGCGGCATCTGGAAGTGGCGGCGGAACTCCTTTTTGAACGAGGTGAGCGAACGGTTGGTGAGTTTCGAAAGCTCCTCGATCGAAATGTCCTTGAAGATGTGGTCGTAGACGGTCTGTTCGAAATTCTCCTTCGCGGCGTCGACGTTGCTCAACAGCTTGCTTTTGATGCAGCAATCCTCGTGCGAGGCGATCAGGTAGATCAACTCGGTCATCTTGATGTTCTCGGCTGTCTCGTCGTGGCGGAAATCCTCGTCGCGCAGGTAGTTGTTGGTGTTGATGAAAAAGTTTCGCAGCGAGTTCCACGCGGGCATGGTGACGTGCGAACGGTTGCGGCAGTTTTCGCACGAATGTTCGTTCGAAATGTTCAGCCCGTAGGTGATGTTCAGATGCATCAGGATGCGTTGCAGGTCGCCGGGCGTGTAATAAAAGAGCACCTGCTCGAACGGCTGGCCGCCTTCGGGGAAGTTCTCAATGTAGTGGTGTCCGATGCCCAGATAGAAAACGTCGCCGCGCGAAAGTGTCTGACGCTTATCGCCGTCGTAGATGTACTTCGTTCCGCGGAGGATGTAGCCGATTGCATAGCGCGAAAGGGCCTGCGACTGGATACCGTTGTGAAGCGACTCGACATACTTCACAATCATCGGTTGTTGAACCGACGAATTCATTGAATTCTTCATAGTAATTGTAATTTAAGTTTTTCTGAACAAAGCATTGCGTCACTGTTGTTCGTTCTCAAATATACAATTAAAACTTTTCAATCTACCATAAGCAATAGCACATTTGGGCACAAAGTGGCAAATAGAACCGTTTGTGCTATGTTTCGAACTAAATAGATTATTGTAAAACTGCGCTAATGACGGCAGAGGCGAGCAATAGCAGGTAGAGGGGAAGGGCGATCGCCCGGTGGATGCGCACGAACATAAAGGGCAGCAGGACGGCCGAAGGCACCGCCGCGAGGGCGACGGTTGCAGGTGTGGCGGCGGGACCGCACAGTGCGGCGGCGGTCAGCAGGAGCGCACTTATATTGAATATGAATATGAGACGCGGTTTGGTGCCGAGGGCGTAGATGTCCGAGAGGAAAAACAGCAGGGCCGTCAGGTCGAGGAGGAAGACGGCTCCCGGCAGGACGAGGTTCTGCACGGGCGTCGAGAGGAACAGCGACAGCGGCGTTCCGGCGATGAATGCGCTTCCCGGTTCCGCGACCTGAGCGAGAAACTCGCCTCCGGCGGCCCAGTTGACGTAGCAGAGCGTGAGAGCGGGCAGCAGCAGGCCCGCAACCGCGACGGCGACTTCGCGTAGCGTGCGCCGGAAAAGCATGACGGCCAGCGGCAGCAGGATCAGGAGCGGCGCTGCGGCCGTGGCGACGAGCGGCAGCAGTCCGATGTAGAGCGAGGCGCGGAAGATGGCGTCGAAGCCGAATCCGTTGCAGTACGAACGGCAGAAATTCTTCGTGGCGAGGGCCAGCAGGGCCGATGCGGCGAAGGTAGTCAGGCAGTCACCGCCGACGGCGAGGCCGCAGGCGATCGCCCCGTAGAGCGGGATGGCGAGACAGGTTCCGACGGAGTAGAGGTTGTAGCGTACGGTGAGGCGCCCGACGGACATGCCCGTGAAGAGCATCAGCAGTCCGGCGATCCAGCGCGCCCAGACGGGATGTGCGGCCTGGAACTGCGCCAGCAGTTCCCCGGGGGAAGAGACCGCAAGTGCGCCGGCGGCATTCCGGCCTATATCGACGGTTCCTGCGGCATGGCCGGCCTGCACCGCCGTGGACACGGCGGAATGATTATAGGCTACTCTACTATTACCGGCTTTGTAGTAATCGTATTGTGCCTGATAATTCTGTTCATAGCTATTTGCATAGCTTCTTGTTCCGAACACTTCAAATTCAGCAAGCAAGAACAAGTAATCGGTGGTGGCCGTTACATAAGTCTGAACATTGCCGCCACCGTTGGCGGTATTATCGGTGTACTTGGTCACGGGTTGCATAACCGCCCTCAAATCGGCGGGAAGCGCCGCCATCAAGCTATTCGCCAACGGGCTTGTGGGGGTGTTACTGTTGCCCAATACAGTTTTTCTCATGTGTGAAGCGTTCCAACCGCCGCTGTTCGTCTGACTGGTATTCATGCGGAAACCATCACCGGTGTTGTTATAATTGCTATCACACAAAGCAACTGCCGTGGAACCGATCTTCCCGATCTGGAAGTGAATCTTGTTCGCACCTTCCTTGGCGGAATTGTGGTTGAAGCCCAAAATAAAGGCGTTCACGGTCAAGTTGTTGAAAGTGTAATTCCTTACGGTGCCATTCAGAACGATGGATTTCACATCACCAACGGCCCAATAGTTGGCCCCCAAACCTGCGGAACTGACTTCCCGGATGGTTGCCCAACTGTTATCGTTCAGAACCTTGGTGGGCAATGTCACTTCAACGGAACAGGTCTTATTGGCCGGGGCCGTGTGGTTGGTGCCAGCGGCCACGCTGACGGTGATTGTAGCGCTTCCTTTGGCCTTGGCGGTAACAGTTACCACCGAACCGGAAACACTCACAGAAGCCACCGTGGGGGCGCTGGAAGTGGCCGTAATCTTACCATCACCCGCCCTTGTCACGGTGATGGTGTCCGTGGTCTTTGCGGCGGTCAGTTTGATGGAAGTCTTATTCAAAGACAAACTACCAGCGGCCTTGGCAATGCTCCAAGCAACCGTTTTGGCCCCGGTGCTTCCATCAGCCCACTTGTAGTTCGTTTTCGGCGTGAAGGTGGCATTGTAGGAACCGGCGTTCGTGCCGCTGGTAGTTCCTCCAAGCGTCATTTTCCCGCTGTCATAGTTGTTCCAAGTGGGGCTTTGGGCCGAACCGGTATAAGTAAGGCTGTTTCTCTGCGTGGGGATCGTCATGGTGGCGGCGTTGATCGTCCAAGTCACTTCCTTGGCGGTCTGTGTGCCGTCTGCCCACTTATACTTCCCTTTCGGCGTGAAAGTGGCCGTGTAAGTTCCCGCATTGGTGCCGGTAGTCACGCCGCCCAAGGTCAGCGCATCGGGGTTATAAGCGTTCCAAGAAGGACTTTGGGCCTGTCCGTTATAGGTCAGGGTGCCATTCTGCGAAGGAAGAACATTGATGGTATAGACGATACCGGACACAGCATCCAAGGCCGCATTTGCGGCATCCTGTGCGTTCTGTGCGGCTTCCACACAGGTTCCGATCTGGTTCAACAGATACGGGTGGGCGGTCTGATCAAGGTTGTGTTCGCTCACCTTGTTTTGGGCCGTACCTTTGGGATCATAGTTCATGTTGGGAAGCTGTTCGGCGGGAACCTTACCATCCACCAGATCAGCCTTCCCGGATTGACCTTTCTGAAGGGCTTCAACGGCATCCGCATTGGCCTTCATTTGGGTATCAATCTTATCCATGTTTTCATTCTGAACCCCTACATCATAAAATTCAGATTCAAGGGGTTTAGTCAGCTTGTAGTTGGTTGTTTTATTCGCCATTCTTCAAAACCTCGTTTCTCAACTGATTATGGGTATAGGCGGCAAGCTGGGCATGGGTGAACCGCCCAAGTTCCGCATGGGTGTTATAAAGCTGAAGCAAGGTCACAACCATGTTTTGGGGAACAACCCGGTTCAGCAAAGATTCAACATCATTGAAGTTGTTCTTTGCGGCCAACCCGATTTTCACAAGAAGCTGATAGGTGCCTTCTTCCACATCAGCGGAATAGTTTCCCTTCCCGCACAGCGTTTCAAGGATGTTCCGAAGTTGGGGCAAGGTGTACGGAAGTTCTTCATTGATCCGGGTCAGAATACGGAACCGGCGATCTTCAAGACTGTCCGTGCCTTTGGGGGTGATCCCCAAAATCTTTTCCCACCGGGAAAGGCCCATGTTTCCAGCGGTGGGAATGAACTGATTATCAAGAAGATCATCCGTGGTATTCCATGCCTTTTCAATTTCCGGCTGTTCGCTCCCCATGATCCCCTGAAACTCCGCATAATCACGAATGACATAGGGAAGATAATCAATCAGTTTGCGTTCCATGCTCCCGGCCCCCTTATCCGCTGATCACGATGGTTCCCGGCTCAATGGTTCCCAAAACCGGGATGTGGTCAAGGGTCAGGGTACAGTTCGCCGCTTCACCGTTGATCTTGGTGTTGGCAATATCCAGAATACCGGTGATCCCCAACAGGCGGCTTTCCACCTGACTGATACGAACCACAAGGGCTTCATTCTGGTCTGCCCAACTTTGGGCCAGTTCCAAGAAGTAACCGTTGATTGCTTCCGTGACATAGGCGGAAACATCATCCCAACTCCATTCCCGCTGATAGTACAGATCGAAGGAAAGGTTGATGGTATCTTCACCCACGCCTTCAACCCTCACCACATGGCCGATGGGGGCAATGCCCACGCCTTCACCGGCGTTCTGAAGGGGGTCAACTGCGGTCTGCACCTGATCCACAAGGGCTTCCGAAGGCTTCTTGAAGGAACTGTTGATGATCACCAGCTTCACGGTTCCGCCCACGGTCAGCTTGCTATTGGCTCCCGCCGCATACACAGCATTCAACCACGCCTTGATTTTCTCGGACACACCGGAAAGGCCGCTGATCCAAGTGTCGGTTCCCGTGGGCGGGATCAGCTTGGCCGGGTTCAAATCGCTGTTCCAAACCCGATATACCTTCACACCGCCCACGCCGGGAATGGCGTTCACCTTTTCCAGATAATCCGCACGGTTGCCGCCGAAGGCTTGGGCGTTCAGGCTATCCATGTAACGCTGTCTGAAAACCTCGGTATCTTCTTCATCCTCACCGGGGATCACCACGGCGGAAATGGAACAGGTTTCAAGCCCGTCCACATACTCAATGGGAATCACCGTTCCGGTGTAGTCATTACCGGCTTCACCAGCGGTTTCACAGGTGATTTCATATTTACCACTTCCACGGTCAGCCGAAACATAATAGTTCAGTTCTCCAATGGAAAAGCGGGTGTTCATGGGAAGGTGCAAGGTGGTTGGTGTAATGCTCAACTGCAACACGGCGGGGCTTGCCGGTTGCGGTTTCAGCCCCCTTTCTGCCGCCCTCAAAATGAGATAAGGACGGGTTGCGGTGTCTGCAAAGGTTTCATTCAGCACCGTATCAAGGGCAATATAAAGGTTCTGCAATTCCACGGCGGCGGGGGCATCACCGCACCAAACCAACGAACCTTCACGGGTGTCCAAATTGCCATTGATGGAAAGCGCCTTCTGAAGCATCCGGGAAAGGATTGCTTCATAGGTCTGTGCTTCATACATCAGATTTCAACCCCCAATTCTGCATTGATTTCGCCAAAAATGCTGACCACCGTGAAGGTAGTCAGCACTTTCTTTTTGTTCACCGTAAATTCAAAGTTCTGAACCGCCGTGATCCTATCATCCTGAAGCAAGGCTTCACGAACCCGGCGTTCAATTTCGGGAATACAGTATTCCACATCTTTCCCGATCAGATTATGAAGTTCAACCCCATAATCCCAAGAATGGATCAACCATTCATAGCGTTCTGTGTTCAGGATCAGAAAAACCGCCTGTTCCACAGCTTGGATTTCATCAATGGTGCCGATGATGGTCAGGTTGTTGTGGTTCATCCTGAAAGTACGGCTTGGAAGGGTTTCAATGGTGAAATCCTGTTTAATATCATCCTGCACTTGCGGAATCATCATCAAGCCCCCTTTACTCGGTCAATAACCACGAATTTCTTTCCTTGCTGAACCCGGATCAGAAGCACCTTTTCACCGGCCTTCAAAGCATTGTGAACCTTGAAGGTTTTCTTGCCAACATAGGCGTGTTTGTGGGCTTCATAAGCCGCCGCACCGGAACCACCGCCTTTGTCCTCGGTGCTGTGGTTCACCGTCATATCAACTTCAAAATCAGTCACATTCCGGGTCAGGATCAGCATTTTGGAAGTGTAGATGGATTTCTGATCCACCTGAATTTTCAAGGGTGAAGCGGAAAGGACAGTTCCAAACAGGATGTTCACCGGTTTCCCGGCTTCCACAGCTTCCACCGCCGCCCGTTTTACCACTTCAACAGGATTAGGCAATAAATTCACCCCCGATCAGGTCAAGTTCCATCATGTGTTCATCACCCCTGAAGGTATGGGTGACTTTGTTCACCACCATGTAATTGTTGGTGACAATATCGCCAAGGTTCAGGGCCACCACCACGGCGCTTCCAGCACGAACCCGCACATCACCGAAAGCGTTCTGAATGGTCAGCTTGCGGGTTTTCTGATCGTACAGCTTCAACAGGGCATCCGCCTTGGCGGAAGCGCCCGTTTTGGTCTGAACTTCTTCAAAATACTGAAGAACACCCCATTGGTTCATTTTCGCCCCGTCCTGTGCAATGAACAATTCCCGCTTACCGGTTTTTTCATCGTTATAGGCCAGCTTGATCTTGTTATAGGTCTGTTCATCAATACTGGATTCATAGCTGAAGTTTTCCCCGGTTTCTTCATCAATCAGAAGGTTCAGCTTCATGGTATTGATGTTCTTCAGGGTTAGCTTCCCGGCATCGTCATATAGAACATAAAGCTGTTTGGTATTCATCAGGGTTTCATCAAGGGCGCTCTGGATCATATCAAACAGGGTTTGGTTTTCTTCCACGATGGTTTCAAGGGTATAACCGGTATCTTCCACCGTGCCAAGGTTCAACCGGAAATCTGTTGCAATGCGCTTCAGAAGGTCAGAAGCCTTCAGCCCTTCTTCCGTGATGGTGTCCTTGTTCTTCAGATAGCGCAACTGATCATAGGCCACAACATCAATGGTGCCGCCCTTGTCACGCTTTTTCTTGAACACAAACCCATAGAACATGGCGGTTCCGTTCACAGTCAGCTTCACCGGATCACCTTCAGCAAAGTTCAGCCCCGGCCCCTTGACAACGGTGAACTCCAACTTGCCGGGGGTTCCCTTGCGTTCCAAGGTCAGCCGTGCGCCTTCCTCGACAACAGGGAATTGAATGGTGCTGTTATGCTGGATGAACAATTCAACTGCCAAACGGAATCACCCCTTTCAGGAAGGCAAAGTAAGAACCTGACCGGGATAGATCAGGTTCGGGTTCTTGATTTTGTCCTTGTTCAGATTATAGATTTTCGTGTAATCGGCCCCGTTGCCCAACTGCTTCTTGGCAATGTTCCAAAGGCAATCACCAGATTTCACCGTATAGGTGGCGGCTTTCGGGGCCGTTGTGGTGGGCCGGGGTGCCGCCTTAACCGTTGCGGTGGCGGTTCCCCCGGAAGTCTTGGCCGGTTGCACGGTCACGGTCTTGGTGCCATAGGCTCTGTACTGTTTCAGGTTGATCTTCACCTTCACATCAAAGCCTTCACCGGCATCATCGGTGATTTCATAGGTTTCAAGGCCAACGGTCAAATTGGTGTAATGGAACATCCCGCCACCGGGCTTCTGCCGGTTCAGAATGAATTGGAACGGGGTCTTGCTCACCTTCAGCCGTTCAAACAAGGACAGGTAATAGGCGGCGCTTTGCGCTCCACCATTGCTGAAGGGATAGGACACTTGGGGAAGAACCAATTCAAAGGACACATCCGAAAGGCCAGCGGCCTTCAGAATGTTGATTTCTTCCCCGTTGATCAGGGTCATGGTCTTATTCTGGTTGTTGATCTTCACCGTCACCTTGGAAGGGGTGATGGGCATAAGCGTTCCCGCCATATACAGTTTATACGCCATTACTCATGCACCCCTTCTTCAGAAACTTCCAGCTTTTCAGCAAAGTCATTGGCCCAAGCATCCATGATCCCATCCAAATCAGCATCTTTGGAAATGTGGTTTTCATTGTGCTGTTCAACCTTGATTTCAGCGGTAGTGAACCGGTTGATTGCTTCACGCTCCGCAATGTCACGAAGATAGGCCAAATCTTCTTCAGCAATATCCAAGGCATCAGCGGTGGCCGCTGTGTTGTTTGCAATATCGCCGGTGTTCCCGTAAATGCTATCAAGATCATTGCCAAGGTTGAAGGCATCCAAAGAATCAGCCCCCATAGAATCCAAGGCGGAAAAATCAAACATACCGGAAACCTTATCGGCCACACCATCACCCCAAGCGGCACCGGAAGCAAAGGCATCAGCGGCCCAACCATCTTGGAAGGTGTCAAAGGTAGACATTCCTTCATTGAAAGCATCGGCAACGCTTTTATATTCCTCAACATTCCCATAGGCTTCAGCGGACTTAGCCGCATATTCGCTTGCTTTGTTGGTAATCCCGGAATAGTCGAACTCAACGAAGGGCAATTTGTTCAGGGCTTCACAGATACCCGCCACAACAGTAAGGGCCGTAGAAAGAAGGTTGTAAAACCACCCCTGAACATTGGAAATAACATTGTGGAAGGCCGTTCCGATATTGGAAGCACAAGCCCCCAAAGCGTTCCAGATACCCAAGGCGATATTTGCCACGGACAGGCCAAGGTTTTTGAAGAAGGCAATTACCACCATGATTCCGCCACAAATCACACCGAAGCCGCTATTGGCAATACCGGTGAACTTTGCAACCGCCGCACAAGCCGCATAGATAGCCGCAATCACGGCGATAATCAGAAGGATGATCCATGTAATGGGGCAAGCCAAAAGCGCCGCATTTAGGCCCTGCTGGGCCGCTGTTGCGGTAAAGGTGGCAACGCTCCAAGCGGTGGTCATTGCTGTGTGAATTGCCTTAACTGCGGCCTGAACCGCCATAATGGTATTTCCAACCAACATGACACCGTTATAGATCAGCATAGCGGCCACAATGCCCATGATAATAGGCTGAATCCAACTCCAATTATCAACGATCACGGAAGCAATGGAAATCAGAATATCCAGCACCGAAGAAGCAATATTGGCAACCCCGGCAAGGCCATTGATCAGGGCCGTGGTCACTTGTTGGAACTTGGAACTATTGGCAATCTGATTGATTTTGGTCAGGATCGGGGCGAACATGGAAAGGGCCTGATTCTTCATCCCGGCCCAAATCTGCGCCCAAGTCTTGGGCATGGAATCGAACTTTGCGTTGGTTTCGTCCGCCATAGCAAACATGGCGTTCTTCACCACTTCAGCCGTTACCTTGCCTTCCTGTGCAACCGTCTTGATGGAACCTTCCGCAATGCCCATATATTTTTCAATGGCTCTTGCGATACCCGGCGCACCGTCCAGAATAGAGTTCAGTTCTTCACCACGAAGCGCACCCGCCGCCATTGCCTGTGTAAGCTGGATCATGGCGTTGCTCTGTTCTTGGGCCGTAGCGCCGCCAATAACGAACTGCTTGTTCACCTGTTCCATGAAGGCAATGACCTGATCCATATTGCCACCGAAGGCGTTACCAGCGTTCAGGCCAAGTTTCGCAACGGCGGAAGCTGTGTCAAAATAAACGGATCGGGAACGCTGGGCGGAAGCCATGATCTTCTGTTCCAAGGCTTCAACGGAACCGCCATCATCCACAAGCAAATTCAATCGGGCCTTGGTGCTTGCCAATTCATCCGAAATGTTCAGAACCTTATTGATCCCGGCGATACCACCAGCGGCAATGGCAACTTTCTTGATGATGGACAGAAGCCCGTTGGCGGAATTGCTACCCCCACGGATGGAATTGTTGAAATTCTGCTGTTCGTTGTTGGCGTTCCTGATATTTTCTTCAATGGCATCAAAGGCGGTTCCCGCTTTCGCCCATTCTTCACGGGCTTCCCGGATTGCCGCCGTGTCAACGGCTCTACCGGAAGCCTGTTGCATGGCTTCAAAGGTGTTCAGCACAACCCCCATTGCCTTGTGCATACTCTGAAGGGGGCTGGTAACACCATCATAAAGGGCAATAGCGGCCCGGATATTTCCCACAGGGATCACCACCTTTCTTGGAGAATAGAAGCCGGGGCCTTAATGGTGGCGGCCCCGGCGCTGTTTTCGTTCAATTTCCTTCTGCTTCTTCTTTTCGGCTTCCACCCGAACATCAATGGCCGCAATGATGAAGGCCCTTTCACGGCGGGGCAAAGCGTAAAAGGCGGAAGGTGTCAAATGAAGTTCGTGAAGGCAATAGTAAGCAATGTTCGCTTCACCATCACCTTCACAGATTAGTTTTTTGCTTCATCAACCTCATCCTGCATGGTGGTATCAAAACCACACACTTCCTGAATCTTGGTCAGGTATTCGGCATATTCGCCGGGGGTCAGCATGGTTTTCAGAAGGGCATCCGCACCCATGACCTTGTAGCTGTCCTGAAGTTCCTTATCATTCAGATTGGGGAACACGGTACAAGCCACGGCCAGCTTGCCAAGGTAAAGATCATAGTCGGTTTCCTTCTGATACTGGTTCTTCTTGCCGGGAACCGGAACACGCTTGGCACAGGACTTCCGAAGGGCTTCATCCTCGGTGCCGGTGATGGTCTTGATCTCCCAAGGAATGGGGTTGCCATCCTCACCCAAGAAGCGTTTGGAAGCAACAAACTTGATGTTCTCAACGGGAACGGCGTTTTCAGCCAAAAAAGCGGACAGGCTCATTGTTTTTTTTCCTCCTATATTTTGATACGAAAAAAGGCCCCGGCCCCTACCGAAGTAAGGCCGGGGCGCTCTGCTTACTGCATACCGGCCAAAAGGCTGAAGGTTTCGGGCATCTCGAAATCTTCAAAGGTGAAGTCCATATCTTCATCCAAGTATTCCGCATCAGCATCAAACTTGGCAAGCAAGCCGCCATCCATATTGCAATCCTTCAGGATCACGGTCTGACGGCCCACAGAAGAAGTGGGATCTTCATTTGTCACCTGAATGTCAAAATAGACATCCTCGCCGGTGTCCTTATAACGCTTCATCAGCTCACGGAAGATGGAAGTGTTATAGTGGAAGGTGGCGGAACCCGTACCCTTCCAGCCGGTGGCCTTATTGCCCTTGCCGGTCTTGCCCAAAATGGGAACTTCCGTTTTGTTCTTCTCAAAGTTGGCTTCAAGGTTGATAGCCTGCATGAAGTTGTAACGGTTATCCCCGATGGTCACGAAACATTCAGCCAAGGAAGCGGAAACAGCATCCTTGGCGTTCATGATGGTTCTATCTGCCATGATGGTTGTACCTCCTTACTGAACATAGACGGTCATATAAAGCTGTTCCATAGCGTTCACGGGGGTCACATAGTCAGTAACCACCACGGATTTCTTGGTATCGCCCTTTTCAACCGTCACATTTTCGCCGCTGAAGTTCTCAATGGCCCGAATATCCTGAAGTTCCGTGTGGTGCTTCACAATATCGTTCCAAAGGGAAATCCGGCCAGCGGCATCATTGGGAACCTTGCCAAGATACTTCTTGCCGAACAGAACGGCAATATCATTGGCGATCTGATCCAAAACTCGGATCGTCTGGTTGCTGGAAAAGTCGCTGGACTTTTCATCCGTGATGGAAATGAAGCTGTTAATGTCGGTCAGGACACACACCGCTTCATCCACACGATGGAACATGAAGGAACCTTCCCTGATCCCGTTTTCAAGCTGGGTCTGCGTGAAATCGGTGTCCACATCGTATTCACCATCATAGGTCATGTTGGTGGCGCTCTTATTGACCGCCGTGCCGCCGATCACACCCGTAACCCAAGGGATCAGGGCGGTGGAAGTCTTGTCGGAAGTCAGGCCGTTCTTGACGCTCACAACGCCTTCATAGTCGGCCAGCTTGCGGAAAAGAACCACCTGAAACTTCTTGCCCACATCATCACGCATACGCTTTGCGAAAGCCGCAAACAGGGCGGTGATGGTGGCCTTGCTCTCGGTGCAACCCATAGCGTTGAAGGTGTACGCTTCCGCCTGATCAAGATAGGTCTGATAGTCGGAATCGGCCACGGTGCCATTGGTGCCGCCCGTCAGGGGCAAGGAAGCGGTCAAGGAAAGGGTTCCGCTGGACTTCCAATCCAGATAGTCATTGGCCTTCAGGCCGGTGATAGCGGCCACACCTTCCTGAAGATCAACCTGAACGGTTCCCAAGAAGGTTTCCACATCGAACAGGGGCTTCTGTTCGGTGCTGTTTTCATTGGCCGTGATCACAACCCGAAGATCATTGCCACGGGTGCCGGGGTATTTGGCCGTTGCGTAGGTGTTGGACGCTTTCACGCCGCTGGAACCAAGGCGGAAGAAATGAACGGTCTTGGCGTGAAGGAAGATTTCACGCATGGGCTTCAGTTCATCCGCCGTGTACGCATAGCCGAAAATCTTCTGACTGTTCTTGATGAAGTCAGCCTGTTCCACCGTGAAAATCTTGCCTTCAGGCCCCCAATTCATGGCAAGGGGGATGGTGACAATGCCACGGTCAGAAAGGGTGGCGCTTGCCTGCGCCACAGAAATGAAGTTGATATATGCACCGGGCAGAACCTTGTTCTGCACCAAGAAGGTGCCGCCGCCAAGGGCCATATTATTTCACCTTACCTTTCATAAAGTCATTGATCAGCCCATCAATCTGATCGAAGGTGTATTCCTTCCCATCTTCCAAAAGGACAGACAGAAGATCACGCCGGTCAGCGTAACGCCTGAAGGTCAACACCCGTTCTTTGGGGAATACCACCGGGGCCGTGATGGTCGGTTCCTGTGCGGTGGCGGCTTTCTTTCTGGTAGCCATTCAATCACCCTTTCTTTGGCTCCACAGTAGTTTCCAAGGTTTCCATTGCGGTTTCCTCGGTTTCTCTGCGAAGTGTCAAATTGTAGTTCACGAAGAAGTGAAGAACCCCGTCTTGCACTTCATAACTCATGGAAGTTCCGTGAAGCACATCCCCATTGGGAAGGGTGATGAACTCCAAACATTCCATCAAATCCCCGGCCATAGTGAACAATTCAGCGTTGTTTCTCCCGCTGGTGGGAAAATAGTGAACATCCAGCGGGTTCCGGTTCATGAACCGGTTCTTCTGCAACGGGGCAATGTCAGGCTTCAGAACGGCAATGAAAAAACAGGGTTCTTTGAAACCCTGTTCCACATCATTCTGATAGATTTTATACCCGGCTCCAAAGGTGGCGTTCAGCTTCATGGAAACACCTTTGATGATTTCATTGATCAACTGAACACCCCCTTCAAGGCTTCATACAACATATCATTCAGGATGGACGGGGCCAAGGTTTTCACTTCCTGTTCGGAAATCGTCAGCATGAACCGCCCCTTCACCCAACTTGCCTTCAGGGTCTTACCCAAGGCGGGAACATAGCGCCCCGGCGTTTGCCGGTGGCCGTATTCCACATAGGACGCATATTCCAAGTTGTTGATGATGGTCACGGTGTACTGATCCCCATGTTTTTCAATGGGAAGGATCGTCCAAGCGTCACGCAAGGAACCGCCACGATAACCGGGCCAATATTCTTCCTTGGCTTCATCCGTGGCATACGGCGGAACCACACCAACGGGGGTTCTTTTCTTCACCTTATTCAGAAGGATTTGGGCAATCTTCTTGGCGGCATCCCGGCAAAGCCGATCCATGTCAACTTCCGAAAGCTGTTGAAGGCGTTCATCCAGCTTCTTCAATTCCCGGTAATCACACCGGCCCCATCTTCCCATCAGGCCCACCCCCTGAAGGGTTCAAGCATGATTTCTTGATGGTTGGAGAAAACACCCGGTTCACCGGAACGGGAATAGGTGAAGGTTCGTTCCACATCGTTTGGCCGGGTGACAATGATCTTGCATCCTGCGGGAACCTTCACATCCGGGGAAAGGAACAGCTTCACCACCTGTTGGGCGGTTGCCACTTCATCCCCATTGGTTGAAGTTAATGTTTCAAAAGACAGCTTGCACGGCTGATCCTGAAGAAGCGGCTTTTCTTCAGAATCCGTCAGGTGGGTGACAGGATCGGTGACTTCCTCACGAATGAAGATAGAACACCGATCCTTCCACAACCGTTCCAAGGCGGTTCGCACGGCCTTATTTACCATACCAACCGCCTATAACGGTAGATTTCACCAATGCGCCCGTTGATCAGATAATCAATCAGGCTGTTCAACCTCTGTTCAGGGGTTGAACTACCTTCACCAAGGGCAAAGGTAATGTTGGTGTCACCTTCCTGAATGGATTTCACCGCCGCCGCATCCAGATCAAACCCTTCAAGCTGTCCAGAACACTTCTTCATGTTCAGGTATTCGCCCACGGCCATAGAAACGGCCAGACTTTCCAACCCCTCCGGGATTTCGGAAAGGTTGGAAAGATTTTTGATCCTCCATTGAACATTGGTCAAAACCATATCCAACAACGGATCATCAGCGGCCCCCGCCACGCCAAGGGCCGTTAGCATTGCAACCGCTTTATCACGCAACGGGGTTCACCGCCTTTCTTACGCCGCCGTGATTTCGTACCAACCCTTGGTCTTGGGGTTGTCACCGGAACCGGGCGTGACCTTCACATAGCCGATACCGGAAGCGGCGTAATAGGTCTTGTCGCTGGAAACCGTGGTGTCAGCGGTGACAGCGGCGGAACCGGTGATGATCTTCACCGCCTTGGCTTCATTGGTCATGGCCGCAAGGTAATACTTGCGGGAATAAACCGTGTTGCGGCGGATGTTGCCTTCACGCTCCTGTTCCACTTCCGTACCCTTCTTGTTGAACAGGGTAACAGCTTCCTTGGTGGCAATGACCACCTTGCCGGTTTCGGCGTTCTTCTTGGTGTAGATGTTGATACCGCCCACGGTGCCAACATAGCCCTGCTTGGCGTATGCTTCCACATACTTCAGATCGTCCTTCAGGGCCTTACGAAGTTTCGCCATATCAGCGGGGTTGACGAAGCCGAAGATGGTCACACCTTCAAGGTTTTCCAGATTCAGCATGGCCGCACCATCCACAAAGGCATCAAAGCCAAGGGCGGTGGTCACGATGGTCATGGTTGCCTCGTTGAAGGCGGCGTAAATGTCAGCGTTCACGGTGTTGAACATATCCGTACCGGCGTGCTGGGTGCCGGTGGTAATGACCATCGGATCAGTCATGGCTTCCTCGTCATAATACTGGAAACGGTTCTGTGCCATCTGAATCCGGTATTCCTTTTCGGTGTAACCGGCATCAATGGTCTTGGTGTTACCCGCACCCATAGCCAGCTTCTCGGTGCCATCGGTGGCCTTGTACTTGTGAATCTTGCGAACCATACCAGCAACGCCGGTCAGGTTGTTGTCCACGGTGCAAAACTGCTGAAGATCAAGGTGGCTCTGGTACTGATCTTCAATTTCGTTGGACAGGAAAAAGTTATCGTAGCAAGTGTTTGCCATTACTCATTACCTCCATAAAGTTCTTTGTATTCGTCAGGATGGTTGACGGAATAGTTGTAGCGATCCAAGGGGTTCATGGCCTTCAGCTTTTCAAGGGTCATGCCGCCTTCAGCGCCATCACCCTTTTCAGCGGATTTGGCCCCCTTGAACTTGGTGCCGGTGGACTTCTCAAAAAGAAAAGCCGTTTCCTTACCCTCTACCAGCTTCTTGACTTCAGCATCAAGGCCCTTAACGGTTCCATCCTCCGCCAATTCAGCCTTGCCGATGAAATCAGCCAACAGCGCCTTAACAGCGATATTGTTTTTGGCCCTCGCACTACTCAGGGCCAGTTCAACCGCATTGCTGATTTTCAGTTTCTTCAGTTCTGCGGCGTGATCATCGTCCTTCTTCTTGTTGTCGGCCTGAAGCTGGGTGATCTGATCCTGAAGGGCCTTGGTGTCACCAGAAGCCTTCTTCAGCGTCTCAAGCTGGGTGTCACGCTCTTTGATGGTGTTCTTGGCGGCGGTCAGTTCGGTGTTGACCTCATTGAACCGGGCCTTGGTGACGAAGGAACCGTTCAGGCCCTCCATAACCTTTGCGGCCTGTTCTTCAGTCAGGCCCCATTCCAACAGCTTTTCTTTAGTCATTGTTGTTACCTCCAAAATCCTTTTTTACCGTGGGTTAGGAACCACGATTTTCCACGGTTCTGTTTACCGCCCACCACCGGGAAACGGCGAAAATGGTATGAAAAAACCACCACCCCCCCCAAGCCCGGGGGGGGGGAGCAACACAACAAAAACATAATGAGTGCAC